TGGTTGTTTGATTTCCTTGCGCAGTCGTTTGAAGAATTTTTGGAGTTCTTCTTTATGTACTGATTTGTCAAGTGGGAGATGTGCATCATCATAGGTTAGCGTGATGAATGAGTTGTGCTCGTGCATTTGGGCCTCGTGTACACAGCGTATAGCCCATTGTCGCGAGTGCTCCAAACGGCAGCCGAAGCATCTGCCGCATGGGAGCGTAACCGGCATGTCGATATATCCGTGATTTGCGTTGAATACAATCGGACGTTTGCCGTTTTCATTGAGTGCTCTGCTCCGGTAGCCCTTGATCGGGGAATAACAGGGCATTTATAGACGGGTTCCGCCGCGCATAACGCGGTTCCCAAGGTTGCGTACGTGGGTGCGGCCTGCCGTTGCGGAGAAGAGTTTTTTAGAGCCTTTGGAGCTGAGTTTTTTGCGTTTAGCCATGTGGTGTTACCTCGTGTTGGAGTAAGTTTTCAAGTTTCACTTTGTTAATGCCTACATTCCACTCGCATGATTCCATGCTGACGGCTGTGAAGAGTAGGGCGCCCATGCCGATCAGACTAATTATTGACTTGTGCTTGTTGTCGATCTTTCGTCCTCCATTTGCTGGGCTTGCCGTTCGATTCTGAGTGCTTTTTTGACTGCTTTTACCTCTGAAAGAAGGGCAGCTATTTGGCCTTCGAGATCGCGTATGTATTGTTGCCTGAATTGACGCAGTGTTTCTGTGTTCATTTCTTTCCTCTTTTCTGTGTTGTATTTTAGCTCATTTTTTTGAGCTTTTTTGTGTTTTTTTGGGTTCTGACCCCTAAAAGGTGTCAGTCCCACCAATTACATCAAGTAGCGATTGGTGGGACTGCGCGCCAATTAGGCGCTCGAAGTGGAAGTTAAATTTTTAACTTCCAGGTTTTTGGGCCTCTGCCGCGGCCCTATCTGCATCGTGAGTCTCCTCTGCAGCTGTGCGTACTGGGGAGCCTGTAGCGGCTCCTGTGATGTCTAAGCCATCGTTTCCGCGGAGAATGCCGAGTGTTCGCATCTCATCGCGGTTGTCTGGGTTCTGAACGAACTCCAGAAACTGGACGGGGTCGCCGGCGAAGCGTTTTCTCAGGTTTGCGGGAAGTTCTCCGAACATCCGCTGTGCGTTTGTGACGAGGTTCATTGCGTCTTGGAAGTCGCCTGGGGGAACGTCGTCATAGCGGCCTTGATACTTGGCCGCGTGTTTAATCATTCCGGTGGCACGGTAGTCCTTAAGAATGTAGTTCATGTCTGTTTGGTTTTTATGGGCCTGTTCGGTTTTACCGGGCCCAGTGTCGACCCTTGGTTTCACTTTTTCGCTGAATCGTGTTTGAAGGGTCGGTATAGGTTTGATAGCCATGAGTAGTTGTACCTTTGTGTAAGTGTTGAGCGCGCATAGCGCGCAAGTTTAGTGTTTCTCTAACGAAAACTGCGTTTTCTACGAGAAACACAGATTTTTGCAAGCTGCAATTCGCTTCGCTCTTTTGCTTATCGTTCCGATGTTTGTTCTCCAGGGGAGAGGTTTAGTCTAGTAGGGGGCCGTATTTACCATTGTTGATTTCTATGTCCCTGCGGTCTAGGCCTCCGGGTGTAGTGATTGCCTTGACGGCTTGGATTAGAGAAGAGGTGATACCTTCTTGATTGCTGATTGTTGCCATTTCCCGCAGTGAATTGACTATGTCCCCGACCAGATCGGGTATTGCGGTGATGGCTTCTCGCCAACCTTCGTTGGCTTTGATGAGTTCTATGTTTGCCGCTACCTCTTTGAGTTTGTCGCGGGTAAGTTGGGCTTGTGCGTCGGTTAAATGATGCTGTTTCGCTATTAGCGTTGTCTCTTGATTTACTTTGTGTTCTTGCTGTTTTGTAAGCGATGTTTGCGCTTGTGTCTGTTGTCCTTGATTGATTGATGTATAGGCGTTCATTGCACTGTTTACGCCCTCCGTCATTGCGGAGATTGGCTGATATGATGCGCCGCCTGGTGTTGATGCTGGTGAGCGTGCGGCCAATATTGGATTGAGCCCTGCGGCTCTTAAGTCTGCCATTGCACGCTGATGTGCGGTGTTGGACATTTGGGCCTGGAAGCCCATTTGTTTATTTGCCGATATTTTGGCTTCGCTGTTTGCGTCTTTTGCGCTGAAGTAGCTAAGTGCGCCTGACGCTACGCTGCCGAGTGCTGAGCTTACTGCTCCGGATAAGAATCCCATGTTTTTACCTCGATAAATTAAAGAGCGCGAGAATTTCCTTATCCCCGCGTTTTGGCTTTAGAAATGATCAATAAGGCCAGGTACCGAGAACAGAGGCATAGGCCTGGCGCATTGATAGTTGAAGTAACAGTCCATGAGAAAGTCCGGTTCCGAGGGTACTGCGACCACCCGATCGATCGGTGGGTTTTCTGTAATGAATGTCTCATTCAGTTCTGGCAGTGATGCGAATTCTTGTGAGAGATGCCAGGAATCTAGTGAACTGGCCGCGTCGCTTCTAAGAAGTCCGGTAATCTTGGATTGTTTATAACGATATTCTGCCCAGCGTTCCTGGTAGCCAAAGACTCGTTCGTTGTCGGGGGTTCCGGTGGATCCGGTATCGACGCTTTGGTCTTGGGCGTAGATTTCTTTGTTGAGCACACTTTGCTCCCCAATGTGCGAAAGGCTAGGCCAAAAGAAGTCATAACGTGTTTGTCTGGACCACATACGGTCCAGTCCTTGTTGGTAAGTGAGATCTGCTCGTACTGAGGCAATGCCCATGACGATGCAATGTTCCGTAAATGATTTGGTGAAGCCGCCGCCGTTCATCATGGCGGTGCCGAATGCGGCCAGGTTGCCCTGGGGTGTGGTGTTTGATTCTGAAGTCTGCGGAACTTGGCTAATGTTGATCGGTGTAGAGTTTCCGCCGAGATATTCCGGCCGATAAGTTACATCCTGGAAAGTAACGCCGAAGTGTGATTTGACAATTTCCGCGTAGCGGGTGCCAGAGCGTGCATCACGCTCGAGGAGTTTTTGGATTTGAAAGGCCTGACGAAGTTCGTTGACCGTTGATGCGGTTGCTGATGAGAGGTCGGTGTAAAGCGTTCCGTTGGGATCTAGGTTCGTTACTGCTGAAGAAGCGTCCCAAAGATAGCCGGTGCCTGCCTGAGAAGTAAAGCCGGCGATTTGTTTTGCTGTGCCAGATGAGTTAACGGTAATTTGATTACCGGCCGCGAGGAATTCTACCGGCGCCGTTGTTCCGAGGGGGAGATCTACCGCGTCACCTTTTTGGAGCCAAGGCAGGCATGACGTGAAATAGTCGTGACGCTTACCCCTACTCAAAGGGGGCGCTGCATATTGCGTCTCAGATAGACCGTCCGGCCCGTCGTCTGTTGCGAACACAACACTATCTATTAAGTTTTGGTCCCTGTACCACTCATTGTAAATATGCCGGTACGCTCGCGCTGGTAAGGCGCTAATCTCCAGGGAGTCTTTACCAATTGGCAGACCCATATAATCGCCTAGCTCGCCTGTTGAGATCGCAGCCGAGGTCGTAGATACCGCTATTGGGACCGTATAGTCTGTTGAATCTCCCGGGTCTGTTTGTTCTCCGCAGAATTTACGGAAGTTATCCCAGATTTGTCGATAAGGTACTGAGAACCAGTGAACGTCCATGAACATATTGTCCATGATCGGATAGATCGGTGTGTTGAGTCGTGCAAAGAGTGTTGGATTTAGATTGAGTGTATCGCCGGGGAGTGCTTCATCTACGAAGATGGGGATTAGTTTTCCGGCGTCGAAGGTTGTTTTATAGCCATGTGAACGATTAAACGTTGAGCGGGGGATATCCGCTGTTGGTGCTTGGCTGAAAGAATGAGCCATTACTGATTGCATTATTTTTGCTCCATTGTTGCGAGAATTGATTCCGTAAGTTTAAGCAGGGTATCGATGTCTTTCTTGTTTGCGATGTCTTCTGTTTTGTAGGTTCGGCCGTTGCCGAGTTGTGATGGCGGTTCGAACGTTACGATCGTGGCCGCCTGGTCATCGAATTCGCCGATTTTAAAGAGTGTGAATTGTTCGGGGTGTTCTGAGATATTACTGGGTTTGTCTGAATTGATGTTGTCCGAGAATGCGCGCACCGCCAGGCCATCGGTTTGGAACATGAAGGGTTGCATGTAGGCCTTAGCGGCATCATCATATATAGTGTAGATATTAAGTTTCATTTTATTTCCTCTAGGTTGCGCGATAACAAGGATGTTTGCGCTTTTTTTACTTTCTCACGAACGATTAGCCGTTCATAAGTACTGTTTTCGTGATCAAAGTTTTTAAGTCTGGTTTGTTTCCTTTTTAGCATTTCCTCTGGGTCTTTCTCCTCTAGTAGTGCGTCGTAATATTTCGGCAGGCTCATGACCATGCCATTTATTGTGATGTAGTCCTTTTTTGTGTCTGATGTGAATTTTTCGAGCCATTTCCATCCTATACCCCGTTGTTTATCAGGGTGATCCTTCGGTAAATGATTGCCTCTGCTCATAAGGCAGAATTCGGGTTCTATTTCGTAGATTTCTCCAGTGTCCCGATCTGTTATTGCGTTGTGCATGTCTACGGCTGTTTCGGGTTCGCGTTTGTCGTGCTTGTGCTTTTTCATGACGTAGCGTGCGACGTAGGCTGCTGATTCAAAGGTTACCTGTCCAATTGTATGGAAGCCTTTTTTCCAGGTTTTTGAGAGTGTTGGTGACGTATAGAGCGCGTTCCCGTTTTTTACCGAGAGGAGTGTTTTATTCGGATAGTCATAGCCGAAGACAATGGCGTGATAGTGCGGACGGTTTTTCTTTTCGCCGTATTCGCCACAGGCGAAGTATCTGATTGGTTGTTTGATTTCCTTGCGCAGTCGTTTGAAGAATTTTTGGAGTTCTTCTTTATGTACTGATTTGTCAAGTGGGAGATGTGCATCATCATAGGTTAG